TATATGATGTATGTAAGGCAAATTTTGTATGGGTAAAAAATAAAGAGGGTATTAAATGAGTTGTGATAACCTAATCATCGATGGTAGTAATATTGAATATCGAATGTTTTATATTTCGAAAAAGCTCGATCCTGTTGGTGACGAAAAAAACGGGTGTGTTAGATTGTTCATGAACACAGTTAAATCATATGTTCAGAAATTTGAACCAACACACGTCTATGTTACATGGGATAAAAAACTTACACACCCTTCGAGAAACTTCCGTGATGAATTACTAAATGACACATACAAGACTCAGAGAGTTAAATCTTTAGATATACAAGAGATGTATGATCAGGAACCTAGAACCATAGATCTATTGAAATCATTAGGTTATAAGTGTCTTTTCCCTAATATACTCGAAGGTGATGATATTGTAAGTTGGTTAGTTCATACACTACCTGGAACACATATTATAGTATCTGTAGACAATGATTTTTATCAGTTGATAAACGATCATACATCTATATTCCATCCAGGTACTAAAAAGCTCGTTAATGAATATAATTTCGAAGAGGTTGTTCCTGTAAAGAAACAATATTTCAAGCTGTATAAAGCTATTGTTGGTGATACTGGTGATAATATAGATGGTTTGGATGGTTACGGAAAAGTAAAAGGTAAAAAGCTTGCAGAAAATTGGGATACAGCTAGTATAACACCAGAACAAAGATTGATTGTAGAGCGGAACCTTAAACTTATTGATTTAGATATTGGTTATACGATGCATGCAGAAGAGGTGCCTGCATATCAAAGACAGTTAGAAGAACAGAAAGATCAAAAGCGTAATGTTGCTAAATATAAAGAGTTTTGTAGAAAATATGAACTATTTGATATTATGAACAAAGCTGATGAATGGACAACTAAAATATCAGAAAATAGAGTTGCAGACCTTATCAATTCTTACTTCAACAATAAATAATTAAAGGAGAACACTATGTTTATAGAAAATAGACCACAAGTTTGTAGACATTGCGGAGAAGGTCCATGGCAAGGACGAGAGACTAGTTACGTTGATAAGCGTGCTGGTGAGATCGTAGTTGAATGTACTTGGATGTGTGGTAGATGCAATAACACATTCGCTTCCGGTGTAATTTCACGTACACCTATACAAGAACCAAATGAAAAAACGAAATAAAAACAATATAGTTGAAGAACTAATTACTGAACTTACTTCTGATGCTGGAAGTAGTATGTTTGGTGGTGCTAAGTACGGTGGAGCGGGTTCATTTGCTCATGGTTCACAGGTTGGTGCAAAATCATGGGGTGGTGGTTCACCGCGAAACAGAGGCACTACAACTGCACCACGTGCAGACGAACTCACAGGTATAGTAAGTGCAGAGGAAGAAGAAGCTCACCACGCTCCTAAAAGAAAGCCCTTTCCACTTGAAACGATAGATGATAGTCTTATTTCAGCTTACATAGTACTTGGTAATGCTGTTTCACAGATGAAGAACTGTCTTAGGTATAACGCATACATTAACACTAAAAAGAACAAGAAAGCTTCTTTGAAATTTCTTCACGATAAAGTTGTTGGGATGAGAGAAATGATCAAGAGGATATCTGAAGATCTCGACAAGATAAACCTATCTAACTAAATTATGAAGCATTTCAAACAATATATGGAAGAGAAAAAAGAACACAAAAGTGGGTGGTTAGGTGTTGATTTAGACGGTACTTTAGCTTATTATACATCTTGGAAGGGCGAGAACCACATCGGTGAGCCTGTACCTGCTATGCTTGAAAGAGTAAAGCAGGAAATTGCAAGTGGAAGAGATGTTAGAATCTTTACTGCAAGAGCAGGTGAAAATGATAAGGTTCATGAAATTATTAAGAAGTGGTGTATAAAGCACATAGGCAAAGAACTGCCTATCACAAATGTCAAGGACAAAAATTGTCGTGAAATTTGGGATGATAGAGCTAAACAAGTATTAAAAAATAAAGGTACATTTGTACAATGAAAGATATACCAGGTATTAGTGTAAAGTCGTATCCATTATCTGAGGCATCTATTAGATGTCAATTTACTATGTCTTATAGCGACGCAAAAGACTTGTTTAATAAAACACAAACAGGTTTGCCAGCTAACAGACGTTTTCGTGAGTGGTTTTTAGATAAACTTGCAGAGTCTGTAACATTAACCATTCAAGAAAAAGGTAAATAATATGTTCAAAGCTTTTGCAACATCGTTATTCTTCATTATGTGTATTTCCTCTTCTGCTGGTTATGGAACTTACCTTTTATTTGGTAGTTTTTGGGGTGGTTTTATAATAACTAGTATAGTACAAATTATTGGTGGTTATTTACATAATACTTATCTTGAGCGTAAAGATAAGATGTTTATTGAAACACTTCAAAGTCAAGTAAATGAAACACCTATTTCATGTGAACTTTCTTGTGCATATTGTAATACACAAAACCGTGTACCGTTAATACTTTCACAAGATAATGTTTTTAAGTGTAAACATTGTAATCAAACAAATAAAGTTTACATACAATTCTCTACTGTAAGATTAACTTCACCTCTCGTAAAGAATGAAGCATTAGGTGAGTTAAAGTTATTAGAGGATGAAGGACCGACACAGCGTCAAACTACATTAAATGAACCTATTATAATTAGTGAGAAATAGTAATGGAAGATCCTACATATAATGTTAAACCTGAATCAGATTTAGCTAAAAAAACAAAAGAAGTAAAACCCACATCTATTACCTCTGAACGACCGGTTGCTGCACCACCCCAAAAACCAAATATCTATAAAAACAACAGTATCATATGGCAACAGAAGAGTGAATCACTGCTGAATGATTACAAATTTGGTTGGAATTTTGGCAATTATACAGATAATAAAGATTTAGATGTAGAACAATTTTTTAAGAGATTTTCTTCTGCTTTTATTACGATGTTAAGCAATGAGTGTACAAAAGAAGGTAAATCATCTGAAAGATTTATGTCGCATTTTATTATACTTCAATCTATTATGTCATTAATAGCACGTGAGCTTATGATGATGGATTTGAAGGGACACGATGTTAAGTCTCTCTTAGCTGTTATGCATGGCTTTATAGATTCATACGTGAATATGAAAATAAAGGGAGATATTAATGATTAAGAATGTTGAAGAGATGACGTTATTTGAGCTTTCAAGATGGTGTGCACTTATGGAAGGTGTTAATATAATTGCAGATAAGTGCGATGAAAGAGGACAGGATTTTAATATGTTAGAACTTGAGCCACTATCACTTAGAAAATATGTTGAAAGCACTTGTGATATTATATGCAGACAAATGAAGTTGCAACAAGAAAGAGATAAGAAACATCATAATCAACGCAAAGCTCTATCATTAAGTAAAAACCTCATTTATAATGAATTGTTTGACGACACACCCATCTATCTAAAACCTGTTAAGGTGATATAATATGATATACGTTATTGGATACAACTTTATTCCCCAAAGAGGTACTGATTTAAACAAAGGTGAAGAATATCAACTCTTTCACATTAAACCTACCAAGGAAAATGATAAGTGGAATTATAAATATCACTTCTTACATCGCTCTAGTAGAAAATGTGTTGATATAAATTTCGGTAGTACGTTTGAAGCTGATAACTACATAGCTCGTATATCCAACAAAATGGAAGATTTAAATAAAGAACGAGAAAAGATTAAAAGTATGCAAGATGTTGAAACTCTTTAATACTTGCCGTAAACACCATCATCATCTCCACTGACCTTATCATAATCCCACTGCTTGTTAGACTCATCTTCAATATTCTGTGGATACTTCTTAGGATTTTCTGGGAAGGCTGTACCACCAGAAAGCTTACCGTATATCGTTTCATCTGATACTTGATCACTACCTGGTTCACGTGGAGCATTTGGCTGATAGCTGTAATCAAAGCGCTTAGCATGTACTATCCAGACATAATGTCCTTGAAGCATGTTGTAGTGCATTGACATGTTTTCATCTCTACGTTCTGTTATTTCAAACGTAGGAGCACCACGAAGTAAACTATCAAAAACTGCAGCATCATCATAAGCTGAATATGCATTTGTATCTGTATCACAATTCAATATACCATTACTGACATTCGATTGCCTGCATATAGTATCAAGTGGGTTAGGTACATCACTACAAGCTGTTACTGGTCCTGATAGATTAGTAACATTTAAATCCTGTACACCACCTGGACGATCCCAACCAAGTTCTGTCATTCTGATAACATCACCAGACTTAGGCTCAGCTGTTGGACCGAATGTTTCACGAAATGTTTGAATAGGGATAATGAATGTTGCATCCGCATCAGTTTGAATACCAAATTTTGCAAGCATTAAAGAATCGTTCTGTACCTCTGCTAAAATAACAATACCAACTGGCGGTGCAAACTCTGCCGTAGGATGTTCACCGTATATAAAATCATGTGCACTTAAACGGTAGTTGTATGTAAAATAGTCTACAAATGTACCGTATAATCTTGTCTGTTCTTTCCAGTAACTTTGGAATAAAAGACGCTCATTCTCGTGTGTTGTTTTACGAGTAAATCTTATACCACCGTTTGGACTAATAGAACTACATCTCATTTTATAACCCTGGATAAGTAATACCTTGTATCATCTTTGAAGAACCTTTAACCGACTTTTTACGAGTCTTTCTTCTAGGCTTATATAAATAAAATACACCTGGTTTATATCTAATTAACTGTATACCAGTAGATCCTAAATGCTTCATTGGTTTGCTTTGATCAGGAACATTAAATTTATATTTACGAGCTACACCGAGGACTTGACCTTTTGATATTCTCCAAAGACCGCTTGGTGCTTTCTTTGCTATATCTACAACCTTATTACTTACATCTAATCCACGGATGAATTTAGATAAATGTTTGAGATTACGTGAGTGTGAATATTTAGCTGGAACTTGACTAAGTGATTTTCTATTTTGTCCACGAGATTGTTTAAACCTAAAGGACTTAAGAGGATCTCTAAGTTTAGGACTCATTTCGATTTTAGGTATTTTTAGTTTACCTAAACCTTTTATTCCTTCTGTAAATTGTCTAAATGTTTCCATAGAATTTATTACTCACTTTTTTAACATCATCTATGTTGCTGTTATCGATCTTTTCTTTTTCATCAAGAATATGTTTTAACTCTTTCATAAACTTAATGTAGTAATACTTCTCAAGCAGTTTATAAATTACATTTTCAGGTAATCTATTTTTGTGACCATAAAGTCTAATCTCTTCAGGTGTCATTACTCTATCGAAAGCCATTGTTCGCAGTGTGTGGAGATTTTGATAAACGTTAACCAGCTGTTTAATATTTTCATCAATCTCACCCATTTTCTTAGTAATCAATGTGTGCAGCTTTCTCACATCTTTAAGTTTTAATCTTTTTATTTCAGCTAAATCAATTAAATCTCTTCTAATCTCTCCGGTTGTGATATCTATATCTTCGAATGTAGATCTAACCTTGTTTACAAATTGCTGAATATCCGGACTAATTTCGTCTGGTGTTTTAAGCCATCTCTCATTTGCTATATCATAAGCTGCTTCTGTTTTGTCTAGATCATATTCTTGTGTAACTATATAGTAGTTAATTGGATGAGTTGTACCGACTGCCAAATTACCATTTAGTTTTTTGAGTACATGCATTATCTCACCAGTAGCAATAACATCAGCCATTTCTGCATCAACTTGAACATTGACATCTAAATCAGATTTTTCATCATAACTCTTTGTAAGTATGCTACCAATAGCAAAGAAATTTACAATGGGAATGATAGAGTCTAGTTTATTAATATCGGTTATAATCTGCTTCTTGATTCCATCTTTAAAAAGTGGTAATCTTCCATCATCAAAAAACTGAAATACAGTTTGATCTAAACTATCACGAGGTATATCTATGATAGACTCCTTAAATATTTGCTTATGCAAAAATGCATTAATACAGTTATCAAAATTTTTCATATATACCTCTCTAAGTACTTATATCAACTCTGTAACAAATTTTAAGTGCTTTTAAAAGTTTAAAAGTCTCAATTTCATATAAGTATTTATTCAAAAGATGAAAAAAGGGGGTGTGTTTTAACGCACACCCCCTTCTTTAGTTGAACTTAATGCTTTTTACTTGGAACCGAATAAACTTGAACCCTGCTTACCCATTGCACTTGTTGCATCTGCCTTCATCGACATGCTTGGACCGAACTTACCCTTGCCTAATGGCTTTAATTTGCCATCTGCTGCACCCTTGCCTGGGCCTGCCTTTGAAGCAGAACCACCATCAGGGCTAAACTTCGACTTAACCTTCATATTACTCTTACCTTGCATCTTGCACGCTGTATTAGGTAATGGCTTTAACTCTTTGGTTACATGAGATTCACCAACTGGCGGCTCATTAAGATTCTCTTCACCACCCATTTCTTCTCCACCACCTAAGCCCTCTTCGTCAGCTGCAACCTCTTCGTCGCCCATATCTTCTTCATCATAAGCGCCCATCTTCTCAGCGATCTCTGTGAGGCGATCAATAATCATACGAAGTTCAGTTGCAACATCAACTTCTTCCTCTTCTGTAGCTGCAACATCTTCGCCAGGCTCGTTAAAATCACCCTCTTCATCATTAAACTCATCCCTCTCAAGTGGGCTCTCATCACCTAGTTCAGGCTCTTCGCTGATAAGTGTTGACTTAAACATTTTTTCGAATTCACTCTCTGGTAACATAGTATTTATCTCCCTTTCTGATGTTTCTTTAACTGTTGAGCTACCAGAACTGAATCTCTTATTAGATGCTGGCGACTTAACGTCTACACCCTTACTTTGAGTGCCAGTACCTGGTTGCATTTTCTTAGCCATTTCTTCGCCTTCAAAACCCTTACCAGGCTTTAAAGTCGTACTCTTTACTTTTTCACTTTCAGTGACCACTTCGGAGTCACCGCCAAAAATACTTTTTTCATAAATTGCAGCAAGTTCGTCTTTCATATTTCGATCTCCTTTACTGATCTGTAATTATTTATTGTTTCTCGTTTGAATTTTCATAAATATTTTAGGAGAACATTGTATGCAGGAAAATATTCCATCAATCGATAATGATACCCTCGAAGATGGTCAATACTATTTAAGTAATAATAGGTTACCTAAAGTCGGTGTTAAGGTTGGTTGGACACCGAAAATGGTCGCAGAGCTCAAAAAATGTAAAGAAGATGTTACATATTTTGCTCAAACCTACTTTTTTATTACAACTCTTGATGAAGGTAAACAGAATATAAAGTTGTATCTACCACAGAAAAGAGTTCTCAAATCACTGGCAAACTATAGATATAACGTTATATGTAGTTCGCGCCAAGCAGGTAAAACTACTTTAATGACCATCTATGCACTTTGGATGACTTGTTTTCAAAGTGATAAAAGAGTTGTAATTGTTGCAAACAAGGAAAAAACAGCAATAATGGTTCTCCGCCGTATTCAGTTAGCCTATCAACAATTACCAAATTGGTTAAAACCAGGTATCAAGGGTTGGGGTCACACAGAAGTTATGTTTGAAAATGATTCAAGTATAGCAATTAGTACCACAACTGGTTCTGCGGTTCGTGGTGAATCTATTAATGTGTTAATCATAGATGAAATGGCACACATTGAAGAACATTTAATGGAAGAGTTCTGGGGATCTGTTATTCCTACAATTTCTTCAAGTCGCAATACAAAGATATTTGCTGTTTCGACGCCTAAAGGTACTGGTAATAAATTTTATGAAATTTATACACAAGCAGAGCGTGGTGATTCTGAATGGCATGCAGAGAAAATAGATTGGTGGGAAATGCCGGGTAGAGGTAAGAAGTGGGCAAAAGAAATGCTTGATGCGCTCGCTGGCGATACACAGCTTTTTGCACAAGAGTTTGAAAATGTATTTCTTGAAGTGGGTGAATCTGCTATAGATATGGAAGTTATTCAACATTTTAGAGCTTCATGTAGAGAACCAGAATTTGTACTAGAAGACGGTCATTATAAAATATGGAAGGAACCAAATCCTGAACATATATACGCAATAGGTGTTGATATCGGTGAAGGTATAGGACGTGCAGGTTCTGTTGCTCAAATATTAGATATTACAGATTTAACACAAATTGAACAAGCAGCTATATTTCATGATAATATGATTTCACCGCGACATTTCGCAGAAAAGCTTTTTAAAATTGCACATCATTGGGGTAAACCACCTTTATTAATTGAGCGTAATAACTGCGGTGCTGAAACAATAAATGTTCTTACTGATTTATATAATTACGAAAAAGTAGTACCGTATGGCCCTCAAGATAAAAAGACTGGTAGACCAACGATGGTGAATATTCGACCTGGTATATATGCACATACAAACTCAAAATATACAGGCGTAGCGAATATGAGATATTGGGTAAATAGTTTGCGTACTGTTACTATATACGATTTAGCCACTGTACATGAAATGGAAACATTTGTAAGATATCCGAATGGTACTTGGGGAAAGCGTCAAGGTTCTGGTCTTTTTGATGATAGAGTAGTATCATTAATGTGGTGTTTATTTGCACTTGAAGAACCAATTACATCATCATACTTTGATGTTTTAAAATATGATGATCGCGGAAAACCGTTGATAATAAAACCCATATCAGTTCAAGAACCGGAATTTTTCAAGTTTGATAAAATATTTCAAACTGCTGGTGCTCCTATGCCTGCTATAATTGGTTTTGATATGAATCCTAATGCAACTGCAGAATCTGGGGATCTTAGTATAAATGGTTGGAGTGTTTTATAGTAAATATAATTGGAGATAAAATGGCATTACATCCTATACAAGCACCACTGAATAAAGCAAGAAAAGATAAGTTTATACTTGTTTTAACTATTCCTAATGTTTTAAAGGGATTGAATATTAGAACACCACGCAAAGATTTGTTTATTAATCTTGATTCATTACAATTCTCTGTTTATAATATAACAGTTCCAAAAATTGCTATACCAGAACATGCTCTTCACGTATATGGACAAAACTATAATGTTACATCATATGATAGACCTCCATATCCACCTGTAACAGTTAATTTTGCTATTGATAATGAATTTAAGAACTATTGGATTCTGTGGAAGTGGTTACAAATGATCAATGAACCATTGAAAAGTACATATGCGGATAAGACAGTATTTCCGGGTGGCCAGCCACCTACTATACCTGAAATGTATAATTATCAAACTGATATAGTTGTTTTTGCTCTTGATGAATATAATAAGATGAAGGCAAAATTTACTTTTAAATGGTCGTTTATTGTTGGTTTAGGTGAGCTTATTTATAATTACCGTGATCCCGAAGAAACAGACTGTTATTTTGATTTTGCGTTCAACCAATTAGATATTACTCTTTTAGATGGCGGTGATTATTCACCACAAATTGTTAATTAGAATGCAACATTGTAAAAAAACATACCGGAAAACAATAAATAATTACAAGAGAAAGTTCAAGAACTTTTTTATTTTGAAGGAGACAAAATATGCGTACAATTGAAAGTCCTGGTGTTGAGATTAAGGAAATTGATTTAAGCTTTAATACACAGCTTCCAGTTGGTACTACTGTGTTTGCAGTTGGTTATGCTCCGCAGGGACCAACAGATGAGCTCGTAAATGTTACGAGTGTTTCTGAGTTTGAGCAAATATACGGATTACCAACAAATGCGTCGGAGAGGTATTTTTATAATACCTGTATCCAAGTATTAAATGCAAACGGAACATTAATGACAACAAGATTGCCATATGGTTCTGGTAGTGGTATTGGTTTTACAAACAACTATAGTGCATTAGTGTTTCCTGTATTTCCGTTCTCGATGAGTACAAATAACTATACTTTCGTTGGCGGCGCTACAGCAGCAAAAACAGATACGCTTGTAACATATACATCTTTAGCAACTGGTTTGGGTGATGATGCTAGAACATACAACTATTACAACGCAGCATCTGGTCAAGCAAACTTCGTTGGTGGAATTCAACTTAATACAATAGCATTTACACTAAGTACAAGCAATTTTGGTATTATAAATTTCATAAACAACGCTGGTACATTAAGTGCAAGTAATGATAGCTGGGGTGGAACAATTACACTCGCTAGTAGCAGTATTGATAATGTGTCATATACTTGGGATATTACAACAAGTAATGTAACACCTATAACAAGCGGTACATTAAAGACAAATTACATATACACTTCAGCAACGAGCGTTAATTATCCACAATTCTCGAAGTCTGAAAATTATTACATAGGTCAGCCATTCCATATATCAGTTGACGAGTCTACATACTTCCAATGGACCCAGGGCGGCATTAATTGGAAGGATATCATACCTACAGCAGGGTTAACAACAGATCAAATCTACGCTTTATCTGGCGTTGGTTATGCTGGTATGGTACTTGTTAACAAAGCAAAGACAACCATTGATGATAAGTTTGCCGGCTATTATGTAGCAATTGCAGACAACTCAAAGGTTGATAAGGGATCAAACTTCGACTCAATCGCTAAGATTTATACTATTAACAATAGTACAGCATCCGATGAGTGGTTAGAAGTTAATCAGACACGTCTTGCATTTGCACTTTCTGGAACCTACTCACAGCATCAGGGTAGTGTTTCTGAAATTGTTGAAACCATACCTTCGTATGATTTCAGTGCAGCAGGTGCTAATGGTTATACTGATAGCTTGATAATTGCTTCGTTCAAGATTAGACCAACAATATACAATACTGACAGCAGAATACTTGATAATATTCTTGTTGAAGCATATGTTGGCTCACTTGACAGCACACGTACAATTCAAAATCCAAGAGGTGGTTCAGCATTAAACTTCTATCTTGAAGATATTGTAAATAGTGCTTCAACAAATATGCAGTTGTTTATCAATCCTAACATTTCTCAGAGAAGTGGTGCATGGTTTGATGCAACTAACGGCTTACCAACTAAATCTGTAAGAGTTATGGCCGCAAGCAGAATTAATACTGACAGCTCAGTAGCAACTGATCCAGCAGAACCATACGGATTAGCAGCTCAGTACTTCACAAAGTCTAATGCAAGTAGCTATATGTCGGTTGGAGATAATCTAAACGGTGTTGGTGAGTTTATTTCTTGCTTAGCAGAGGGTCAGAAGTTGATTGGTAATATGCCAATGAAGCTTGAAAGAGCTCTTATGCTGGCAGAGAACCGCGAGTTAATTCGTGTTGATATTGTTCCTGAAGGTGGTCTTGGAACCGTATGGACAGGTATGTATCTTGATATGAATAACTGGCCAGTCGGAACCACAGATCCTACCGTTGCAGAACAGACAAACCAGGAGTTTGATGATACTCGTTATGTAAACGGTATCTTAAATTCTCACACGTTTGATGCTGATAGCGAAGGATTGTTAGATCAGGCAACTGGTTCAGCATCTATAGCTAGTGACTTATATGAGACAATATACAACATATTCAACAACTTCTCTGAAACAACGAGACGTGATTGCTTGTATATTGCAGATCCATTACGTTACATATTCGTTCAAGGTACAGGTAATGTGAAGGTTATGGACGATAAGACCAAGAACTTCTCACAACACATATTCTGGCCATTGAAGAATCTGTTCGGTGCTGCTA